GAGGCTCACTCAGTCCAACGGTGATGATCGGAAGCATGTCGCTCCTCGCTCGCGTACGGTTAGTGATCAGGCCCGATCGTACCCCCCAAACTGGGGGGGAACAAGGAGGAAGCCATGGGACAGCACGCCAAGCGGTTCGACGCGGTGAACGCGCAGAAGGGGACGGGCCTCCGCGCCGTCGCCGACCAGCTGAAGACCATCGCGGACACCGCCGAAGAGTGGTTCGACCCGAACAGCGCGGAAGTGGTCGGCGCGATGCAGCGCTTCGAGCAGGGCCTGGCGCTGCTCACCACCGCCCCCGCACACCCGGAGTCCGGCGAGCCCAGCGAGGAAGAGAAGCCCCGTACCACCGGTGGCCGACGGAAGTCCGCCACGCCCAAGGACGCGGACACGTCGAAAAACGACGGCGACGCGTAGGCTCCGCCACGTGCTCGGTTGGTGGTCCGGCACCCAGAAGGCCCCGAGGTGGGAGAGACCTCGGGGCCTTCTTCATCCCTGGGTATTGACACCCCCCAAAATGGGGGGCATGATTCAGGGGTCAGCAAGACGCACCACCCGCAGGAGGAACCCGTGACCAGCACCGCCGCCACCACCGAGACCCCCGCCTACATGGTCCGCAAGGAGATCACCCAGGCTGTGGCGCGCAAGGCCGCCGAAGCGGGCATCACCACCGACGTGTACCGCGACGGCCTGGGCCGTTACCACGTGCTCGGCAAGACCCCGAACGGCAGTGTGCTGATCGAGAAGCAGGGTTCCGCGTGGCGCGTGCACAGCCCGATCAGCGCGGGCTACGCCCCGAAGTCCCTGGCGGTCGCGCTCAAGGTGGCCGCCGACCTGATCGACCGGGAAGCGGAGATGACCGCGCGGGCGAAGGCGCTCACCGATGCCGAGATCGCCCACACGCTGGCGAACCGCGCGGGCGTGGAGTACCACTACCTCCAGCGCGTCATCGGCGAGCGCTGCCACCGCGAGTACGAAGCCGCCAAGGTCGCCTGAACGATCGAAGCCCCCCGGAGCCAACTCGGGGGGCTTCGTGCTGGGTGCGTCACTTCCAGCCTGGCGAGCGGTCCCGCCTCACGCGATCCCGCCGGACATCACTCGCGAACGGAACGCGTCCAGGCTACCCCGGGGAGGTCGTCTCCACGGGCTCCGGCACTGGGCACGCCGCGTCGCCCGCCGGACCGGAGTCGATCCGGCGGCTGGGGTCGCTGCTCAAGATGATGTAGTTCCGGCACTCGCCCGCGTCGTTGCGCGCGAAGGTCTGGGCGATAATCGACACGCCCTGTGGCCCCGTGTCGCCCTTCTCCCCGGGCGGGCCCTTGCACGGCGCGTCCGCGCCCGAGCAGTACCGCGTCACCTGCGCGAAGAGCTGGTCATCGGTGACCGGTGGAGCGTCCTTGCCGTTCTCCCCCGGCGGGCCCTGACACTTCGTCGTGCCACACACCGCCTGGACGGCCGTCAGCACCTGATCCCCGGTCGGCGGCGGGGCGTCCTTCGGCCGGTTCGCGTTGTAGACCTGAGTCACCATCGCCATGACCTGGTCCACGGTCACGGTCTTGCCCGCGAGCTGGCCCGCGACGATCGCCACCACGTCGTCCTTCGACAGCCCGGAGGCGGACACCGACGGCTGTGGCTGGCCGTCGACAGCCGACTTCGCCTTATCGATCTTGTCCCCGCACGCCCCCGCACTCCGCAGGTCGGCGCCCAGCTGGTCGTTCCGGTTGCACAGCACGTCCAGGGTGAGCACGGCCGGCGCGGTGTCTTCGGCCACGGTCTGGGCCTTGTCCTTCGCATCCTGACCGGTGACCAGTGCGATGACGAAGACAGCGAGCAGCCCGAGCAGGGCGAGCACAGCGACCGCAACCAGCGCACGGGTGGAGGGCAGCCGCACGCGCGGCTTCCTGATCGGCGTGGTAGGCAGCTCCGTCACGGTCATTTCGCGTCACCCTTGGTGAACTTCTGAACGGTCTCAATGAACTTCGTGAGGTCGTCATTGTTGCTGGCCGACGCCTTCCCGCGCAGGTACTCGGGAGTAGCTTCGACCGGGATGGGCGGCCAGGCCGGGTCCTGGTCCCATCCGTTCGACGCAGCCAGGCGTCGGACCTGGTTCGACCAGCGGAGCATGACGATACCGAGTTCGGCCGTCTCCCGGGACTCCACAGCCTCCTTCGACTTGCGCGAGGCGCGCAGCGAGATCGTGGCGACCACGAACGAGGCGATCATGAAAAACAGCGAGCCCAAGCCCCCGAGCAGGGTCAAGTTCACGGCTAGGGCTCCTTTCTCCCAACGTCGCGCGAGTAGGCGACGGCCAGCACGAAGTTCACTGCCGCCACCACCGCGCAGACCGCCGGGAGCAGGAACGTTCCATGGTTCGCGATAGCGGAGAGGACCAGGCAGAACACGAAGCCCACCCAGACACTCCCCGTAGCCGCGTGGGCTACGTGGAGCAGTTTATGTACCTGGAGGCCCGCGATGATGGCCAAACCTGTGAGGCCATACGTGACCGTCCAGACTGGACCTATCCGGGCCAGGTCGAGCACGATTCGGGTGGTAGTCGGAGAAGTGGGCGTGAGGATGCCCGGGAACAGGTACATGGCCGCCAGCACGATGTCCCCGACGGCGAGCGTCATGGAGAGCTGGTGCCGGAAGCCGATGTGCTGATTCGCCTTGATCACCGGCCGGCTCCCCTCTCAATCGGCGTGGGACTGGGCCTTCTTCCTCTCCCAGTCGGCCACCGCCCCGCACGCTTCAGCGCGGCTGCCCGCGTTGACGTTCTGCTTCCCGGGGAAGTTCGTGTCCCCGCTGGCGCACATCTTCTTCACCACGTTGACAGCCGTGGCGATCGCGCGCGACTTGTCCATGCCCTTGGCGGACAGGTGCTTCACGATCCGCTTGATGAACTTGGGCAGGCCGCCGACCTTGTCCACCCAGTTGAACTCCGTCGCGGAGAACTCCTGGGTGGCGATCAGTTCGGGGTACTCCGCCGTCCACGCATCGACGACGGCGGCCAGCTCTTCGTCCGTCAGCCCCTCGGTGGGGCCGGAAAACGGGCGCATCGCCTCCACGGCTTCGAGCTGCCGGAGCGCCAGCGCGGCCGCCTCCTGCTGGCCGGCCAGCTCGGGGTCCGCCGCCAGCACCTCGGGCGCGAACTTCGCCAGCGCGCCCAGGATCTTCGCGCTCACCCGGTCGGCGAAGTCGTCCAGGTCGAGCCCGCCCGGACCGAAGGCGCTCGCGGGCTTCGTCGCTCCAGCGGCCACCAGTGCCAGCACCTCGGGCTCCTCGCCCGGCGCCCCGGCAGCGACGCGGGCACGCGGCACCGGGTAGCCGGGGACGTTCACCGCGAGGATGGCGCACAGCTCCAGCGCGCCGTCCTTCGGCCGCCAGTCACCCGAGGGCGGGGCGGCGGCCAGGCGCTCGCGGTCACGCTCGGACAGCTCGGGCTCGATCAGGCCGTTGATCCAGATCCCGTGTCGGTCCTCACCGGCCGCCACCGTGGCCGCGCACGTGCCCGTGTGGTCGTAGTGGGCCACCGTGTCCGCCATGCTGGCGTGGAGCGGTGCGTGACCGGCTCCCGGCACCGGACGGTCCGGCCCGAGGGTCAGGTGGCCGACGCCCACGGTGCGCACCTCGCCTTCGCTGTCGAGCACCCGCCGGGCGCCGACGTTGAAATAGGCGTAGTCGCTCTTCGACTTCGGCGGCGGGGTGCACCGCTTGGAGATCCCGATGTGACACGTGCCCCAGGTGGCGATGTGCCCGAAGATCCGGTCCCCCTCGATCGTGAGCGGGGTGGGCTCAGTGAAGCCGGGGTCCGTGAAGTAGTCGATCGGCGGCAGCGTGGCGGCGGACGCGGTGCGCGCGGCCTTCTTGCCGCCCTTGGCCACCGCGATCTTCTTCTTCAGGAAGTCGGGCTTCCCGTCGTCCGCGTCGCCGTCGGGCTCGGTGTCGTCGCCGTCGTCCGCGCCCTTGGCGGCTGCCTTCTTCTCCTCCGCCTTCTTGCGCAGGGCGGGCGGCAGGGTGCCCAGCTCCTCGCCGGCCGATGCCAGGCACGGCGAGCAGGCGTCCCCCAGCTCGGGGATCGAGACGCTGGCCACCACCGGCTGGATGCCCCGGTCACGGAGGAACGCCTGAAGGCCCTCGATCGTCTTCGGGTACTTCTCGTCCAGCTCCAGCTCCCGGGCTGCCATGGCCGCGCTGTAGCCGCCCTCTTCGCCCTCGATCTCGCCGTACGCGTCGGGGAAGGCCGGGATGGCGCACAGCGTGGTGGCGTTGATGAAGCCCTTCGTGACCACCACACGGTGGTGTTCGGCTTCGTCCTCGAAGGTCACATCGTCGTAGGCGTCCACTTCGGACAGGTCCACGCTGTTGCCCCGGAGGTACTTCTTCCAGAACAGCTTGCCACCGTTGGTGTTGGTGTCGACCTCGCCGCGCCCCTGCCACACGTACGTGCCTTCGGGCAGCGGCTCGCCGGTCTGGCGGCTGATGAACTCGGGGCCGGGGATCTTCCACGCCTCCGTGAGGTTGCCCGAGATCTCCGCGCCGGAGTGGCCACCCTGCCCGGTGTTCACGGTCTGGGCGAAGACGGACAGCGGCGGGGTGCGCACCTGGAGCGCGCCGGGCTCGATGTACCGGCCGTCCGCCGTCTCCATGCCCTCCACGGCGAGGCAGGGGAAGAACGCGGGCACGGTGCCGTCCTCGCGCACCTTGCCCAGCTTGATCTCTCCGGGGCCTTCAAGGTCGGCCGGGAGCTTGGGGCGCTCATCGGTCTTCGTGTCGGTCATCTCCACCACTCCGATCTTCGAGTACCGACGGCCCACTTCGTCGGGAGAGTCCATCGGCCGGCCAGCCAGCACGAAGTCATGATCTTCACCGGCCAGCGCGAGCCGGACCTTCGAGAAGCGCACCACGCCGTCGTGCGTGGGCAGGTTCGCGGGCTCCAGCGAGTAGCCCGCGCAGATGTGCGGCGCCCACGGCTGGAACTGCTCGGGGTATCGGCCGGCTCCCAGCGCGTCGCGCCCGATCGAGTCCGCGTAGTCACGGAGTCCCTGGGCCTGGTTCGTCGGCTGGAGCAGGGTGTTGGTGCTGGGCTTCCGATCGCCGGTGTCCCCACCGTCGCGGTTCCAGATCCCGACGCCCTGGACGCGCATTTCCACCGGTGAGTTGTCGGCCGCCATGATCTCTACCCGGCGGATCAGCTCCTTCTTCGTGTCGTCGTCCAGCTCGGACACGTCACCGAGGAAGCACAGCGTCATGTGCATGGTGTTGGCCGGGTCCCCGCCGGGCACGGTGAACGCCTGGTT